AGGCAGCCAAAGCCGCGTGTTCATCACCAACGAATGTTGCAGTACCTGACACAGCCGCTTGGTCAAAAGTCTCAGCGGCAGAGCCTGCCAATGTTCTTAATGATCCAATGATCTCTTGGTCGATCTCAGCAGTAATCTCTTGAGCTAACGCCGCCATGATTTCTGCTTCTACATCGATACCTTGCTGTGCTTGAGCATCTTGAGCCGCTTCAAAAGTCCATCTTGCTGATAGTTTTCTTGATTTCGCCTCAACTGGTTGTTTTAAGATTTGGATTGACAATCTCTTACCAGGTGTACCCTCTAATGCCGCCGTAGCCGCACCTTTTGGAGTAGTGTTGTTCTGGTTACCAGCGTATGCTTTCGCTATTTTGAATGGAGATAATGCTTCTTCACCTGCTACTGTGTTAGAGCTTACAGTGTCTGCATATCTTATTCTTAGTGTGTGGATCTGTCCAACCGGACCAGTCATTGGTTGTACACCAACGATCTCGTTCGCGATTACAGTAGGCATAACCCTACGTATTACTGGAAGGATCACTCTGTTTAACGTTGCAACGTTACCGGCACTTGTAGCACCAGCAGTTGAAGCCTCAGACAAGTACTTCTTAGTGTTTTCTAACACTACGTCCATAGTCTTCTTCTTGTTACCCGCTAAACCTTCGGTTAGGGCCGCTTTAGTTTCGCCCCATTTTGATTCAAATATATCTGACATTTGATCTTTTCCCCTTGTTTAGTTGTTATATACCCGCTAATTTACGGATATTAGTTAAGTCAGCATCTTCTCTTTGTGCTCTGTCACCTTTTGCTTCAGAAATAACTTGTTTCTGTTCAGCAACTGGTTTGTCAGCCATCACGTGAGGTAGATACTTGTCGAATGAAGCCTGTAACTTGCTAGTTTGTACACTTTCAAGTAGTTGAGCCATTACTTCACTCTTGTTTTTGCCCAATGGTTTGAGCATCTCAGCCATCTTTTCATTGCGTTCCATCAAGTCCGCTTGTCTTTTGGCTTCCGCCTCTTTGGACTCAATCACCGCTTGTTTTTCTTCGACGGCTTTCTCAGCATCTGCTAGTTTTAGAGTTGTTTCATCAACAACTTTCATTAACTTCGCAGTCTCAGATTTCTCATTTAAGTAAGAATTCTGGTACTCCGACGCAAACGCTTCGAATATTTTCTTGCCAAAGTTGATTTCTCTAGCCGCTGTAATATCTTCCTTCAGAGATTTTAACTCTTCAGCAAGTTTTTTGTTAACAGCAGACTCTACAACTTTAGCAGATCTTGTTATGAAAGCCTCTTTCATCTTAGCCATTTGTTTTTTGGCTTCGGCTACTAGTTTGACTTTCGTTTCCACAACGCCTTTTTTGTCTTCATGGAACTCTTTAATTTCTTTTGCAAGAGCGTTTACTACGAACTCTTCCATTTTCTTAAAGTTTTCATGAACACCTTTTCTGTCGCTGTGTAGTTCTTTTAACTCTTCTGATAATTTCTGCATGATAAATTCTTGCAGTTTACCAGAATGTTTGCCTACGTTTTCTTTGTAAGCGATTTTTTCTTGTGCTAGTGCTTTTCTGTCTTCCACAAACTTCGTGATCTCTTCAGATAACTTCTCAGTCATCATCTTGTCAATCGCTTCGATCATGTTTGACTTGTCGTGTTCGTATCTTTTTGCGAACTCTTCTCTTAATTCAGCACCAACAGTTTCTCTGTTTTCTTTGATCTTTGAATCCCACGCTTCTTGGATGCTTTTTTGCACATCTTCTGAAATAGCGCCTGATTCAACTAGTTTTGATATTGCATCGATCATTATTTTAGGTCCTTTATTATGTTAGTTAGGGCATCTTTTAGATACCTTTGTGCTTTTGGGTCATTTCTAACTTCAGCCGCCAACCCTTTCGCCATGTTTCCACCCTTTGTATTCATAAGGTGTTCGTAAATTGGCGTTGGGTAAGCACCTGGTGCCGAAGGTTGGGCCACAACATCTACTGTGATGATCTCGAAATCTGAAACTTCGCCGCTACCGTACTCGGAAATGTTTCCACTTCCTCTACTTGATACGCCTAGTTTCACACCCGATTCCAACATAGTTTTGACAAGTTGGCCCATTGGTGTCGGTAAAATTTTCATTTTACCATATCCATTTGGTCCGTCCATCCACATTTCAGTAATCATGTGAGACACACGGTCCAAATTAATCTTTAAATCGTCTGGATGGTCTACTTCACCTAACACAGAGTACCCTGAACTAATCTGATCATTCAGTGTTTTCGTTGCTTTCGCAATTTCCTGCACTGGATAAACTCTCTGATTAGCATTTTTAATCCCACCTTGAATACAGATGCCTTTCATGTACAAATCTTTTCCGTCATTCTCGTGTAAGATCTGTACTCTGGCTTCGTTAAAAGTTAGATTCTCCCTTAGGTATAGTGCCGACATTCCAAACTCCTGTTAATCAACAATTACTTAGAAGCAACTGGTGATTTTGCCGATTTGTCTGATCCGTCTGCAGTTGCAGGTTTAACTTCTTTCTTCATTGAAGTAGATTTGTCTTTACCTGGACTGTTTTCGAAATCACTCATCTTCTGTGCAGTTGGAGCCGGTCTTCCTTTTTCGTCTGCTCCGCCTTGAGTAATTTTGCCACCTTTTGGTAGTTTGTTACCTGCATCTTTTACTGGAGATGATTTTGAGTCAGCCTTGTCAGAGTTATCAGCAGACTTTTGGATTTTGTATTCTTTTACAGTTTCCTTAGTTGCTTCTTTGCTCTCAACTGGCATTTCTGGAGTTAACTCTGGAGCAACTTCTGGTGCAACGGCTTCTTCTTTTTCTTCTTCACCGTCTTTTTTGCCCATCATTGCTTCGAATTCTGCTTTTAATTCATCTAAAGCGTCTTCTAAGTCAACAACTCTGTCTTCCATATCTTCTTCGCCTTTGTCAGCGTCCATGTCTACTGGCATTTCTTCGCCGTTGTCTGCATCCATTTCGCCTTCTTCTTCGGCTGATATGTCTTTAACCAATTCGTCAGTTGCGTCTCCGCCTACTTCTTCAATTGATTCTTCTTCAGTTGTTTCTGATTCTTTTGCTTCGTCTTCTAACTCCACAACTTCATCAACTTGCTCGTCTTTAGACTCTTCAGTTTCTTTAACTTCTTCATCTTTAGTTTCTTCTTTAGCAGTTTCTTCTACTGCTTCGTCTTTAGATGCTTCAGTTTCTTTAACTTCTTCTTTAGACTCTTCTTTTGTTTCTTCTTTTGCTTCAGCAGTCACTTCTTCGTCCGCTAAATTTTCGTAGATATCTCTTGATTTTTCTACTACGATTTCATGGAAAAGTGCTTCTGCTTTGTCGTTTTCTTCGTTTATTAGTAATTCTAACAAACTCTCAAATTTATTATTTGACATTACACGTGCTCCTTTATTGTCGATTTGTACTTATAAGTGTATTGTATTTACGTAAACGGCGTAAAAACGGTGGTATAATTGGTGCAAAAACAGGGTTTTTTGTTATGATTTTAGTTGTAAATTGAATTTTGCCAAAAATTCTTCGGTTGTCGGATGATTTATGTTTTTTATCCAGTCGAGATCCTTGGGTTTGAACCAATCTTTGGGTATCACTCTGTGGAATGTTACATCTTTGAAGTCTTGTAAACATCTCTTTGTTTGGTTCATCCAGTTTCCATAGAAGGTTGCTTCATCCTTACGTCTCTTGTAGTTCCTTGTGTCACCAAACATGTTGTTCAGTTTGAACCGTTGTCCCTCTTTGTGCCCTTGGTAGTCAAAACCCAGCATGTATACCTGCTTGAAGCCACGGTCACACGCCATTCTAAGTGCGGTGGGTCCACTCGACCAACCCAGACTTGGTTTGAACCAGTTGCAGTGATCCATTATTCTTTGGTGTTTTTGATATTGTGCGTTAAAGTTGCTCCACACTTTATTATGTATCATGTATTCGGTTTCAGCGATTTCCAACATCATTTTTGGGTCAACTGCTATTAGGAAGTGTGGACGGTGGGTTCTGTAGACGGCATTGCAGGCAAACACTGTACCTTTTTCTTTGAGCTCATCGATATCTATGCCCTTCCGGGATTCACCGTTACCCAATACGAATGCTATGTCTGACATTATAACGATAAGTTATCGTCTTGTGGTGGAGTGCCGTACATCTTTTGAACGAAAACGGCTTCTTCTTTCTGTTGCTCGTCGTGTGCCTCTGACGCCAACCTCATTGAATTAATATCTTTTAGTGATAATCTTGTTTTTCTTGTGTCTTCGTCGTCTAATATGGAGATGTCGTTCTCAGGTTCGTAGGTTTTGTCCTGTTCAAACCCGTCTGCGCCATATGTAAAGAATTCAAATAGTTTCATTTTACGTATTTAATCCTTATACCTGGCCACCGCCACCTGTTCCGCCCGGCGTTGTGCCACCTCCACCTTGTCCGCCTGGTGTTTGGCCTGGCTGTCCTGGCTGTGGTGATC